CGCCTCGTCAACGGAAATTCAAAATGCGGGTTCGTGAGAACATGCCCGCTGCCTTCGGCCGTACGGCTGTAGGACTATCGGAAACCGCGCCTCCCTCTCAGGGTGCGGCGGATCTCTCTATGATTGACGGCAACCGTGGCCGATATCCATTATCCTTTGAGGACATGGAGATCGGCTACGACTTTCGCCCTTTCGGCTCCCGAACCATGACTGAATTCATCGACAGATTGTCGTCAGTTTTTTTGTTGTTCGGTGCGAGCAAGCTCATCTTGAGAAGCGTCGGCACGACCGTGAGGTGTGTCTGCTCTGACCCAAGTGAGTCTGTCTTCGCCAGCAAAGCGAAGAAGTTTTTAGAGTTTTTCAGTGCAAAACTCTTGGGGACCCCGTGTCAGGAACAGTACATGGGGCACCACCTGCGTCGCTGGTTGCGGTGCAGGTTAGGCAAAGGGCTCCGTCCCAATGCCTGGGCCATCGAGTTTGCGGAGTCACTCTTCGCCTCTAAGGTCCTTACCGGTCATGCACGAGACCGGGGTCAGATTGAAGCGCTGTGGGCCCATCACTCACGCGTGGGATCATCTAGACCGAATGACGGTGCAAATGAGGAGGTATTCGATGCACTTGCCCCTCTCCTGGAACGAATCGGCTCACGTCTTGAAGAGAAGTTTCAGGTTCCCTTTCTCCTCGATATTCCGGCTAGTGCATCCGGGAAAGTGGAGAGTTCAAGGTCGCTCCAAGGGGGCCTCGGGTATGCTATCCGGGTTTTCGAGGGCGTCCGAGCGACCGGCAAGGCTGCCAAGGTCGCGTGGGCCGAGCGGGTCCGTTCCGGACCGCTCCGCCTGCCCATCAGACCGGTTGACAGGGACGGCCAGCCCCGGTTTGACCATTCAGCGTACGCCGATTGGGACGGGGCCTACACCTGTCTTGAGGAAGAGCCCTCTGTCACCTGGTGCGGCGATGGCCTGGATCCGACCGGGTTTCCCCGCGTTGTTCCTTCAGTTTCCTATGAGGCGACTCAGCGGGAGTGGACGGACTTCATCCTCAAGGAGGCTCAGTCCAGTCTTGCGAAAGGTCTCACAGAGGAGGTCCGCGTGTGCCCGGTCGCAGAGGCCGGCAATAAGGTTCGCATTGTCACCAAGGGAGAGACTTTCTGTGCGATCGTTGCCAAATCGTGGCAGACGGCCGTCTTTTCCGAACTGAAGAAGTTGCCTTGTTTTCCTAGCTTGGCCGGACGCATCGATGGCTCGCAGGTCGACGCTCTACTGGGTCGTCTGAGAGGTAGTGACTTTGCCGCTTCCAGCGACTTCAGCAATGCTTCTGATCTCCTGAATCATACCCTGACCGACCGGATCCTCGATCGGATTACACGCGGCTTTGTTGCTCCCAACGTCATCTTTGACGATAATGCCAACAAGACGCTCGATTATGGATTCCTTCCCTTCAGGTATGTGGAGGGTAGCCATCTCCGGGCTGTGGATTGTGGCGGGGGGCTCCTTTTATCGGGCCGTCCAGAGTACTTCGACGTTCCCAAAGGTTATAGAGTCTGTGACGTAATGACGCCTTCGGGTCCTCAGGAGGTTCTTCTTAAACGGCTGAAGGGCCAAAAGCAGTGTGGGCAGCTTATGGGACAGACAACCTCGTTCCCCTTACTCTGCCTGGTCAACCTTGGTGTTTCGCTCGCCGCCTTCCTTCGGAACGGCCTTTCGCGTGATATTGGTATCCAACGGGTTTTCATCAATGGCGACGACCGTTTGGCTCGCTCTAACCCTCAGATTGAGTCTGACTTTTGGGAAATGTCTTCAAAGGTCGGTCTTCAGCGTTCCCCCGGTAAGTCCCATGAATCCTCTTTCTTTGCGGTCATCAATGCCCAGCGCTACCGTCCTCACTATGGTACGTGGAGGCGCCTCAGCGTTCTGAG